TCAACCTTCACGTAAAATACTATCCAGTTTCTGAGCATAGATCAGCAAATGCGTTGGAGACAAATGAGCGTACTTTTTAACCATCTCAATGCTTTCCCATCCTCCCATTTCCTGCAAGGCAGAAAGTGGAACGCCAGCTTGCACAAGCCAGCTTGCCCAAGTGTGCCGGAGGTCGTGAAAACGGAAATCCTCGATGCCCGCTTTTTTTAGCGCGGCGCGCCAGGCGTTATTGTCATCCACCCGCATTTTTCTAACTGCGGGCGTCAGCGTTCCATCCGGTCGATGTTTTGCCGTGGTGTGAACGAACACCCACTGGGAATGTTTTCCCGCCTGCCTTTCAAGGATATCGCAAGCACTTTGATTCAAAGCCACGCCAATTGCTTGACCAGACTTAGACTCTTCAGATGGAATCCATGCGACCCGACGAGAAATGTCAACCTGCTGCCACTGAAGATTAATGATATTTGAACGTCTAAGCCCTGTTGCAAGAGCAAATTCAACAACTGATTTTAATGGTTCACTACAAGCATTTATAAGTTTTTTGGCTTCGTAAGGTTTCAACCAACGTACGCGAGTATTCTTGACAGGATAAAGACGAATGTAAGGCATTTTTTCGAGCCATCTCCATTCAAGCCATGATTTGCGAAGTAGAGCCTTCATAAATGCAAGGTGCGTGTTCTTTGTCGCCATCGAGACGGCTTTTGGAACATACTTTGATGGGGCCAGTGCTGAGACATTACAAGCCAGATACTTGGCTCTCCAGTTCTGTTCATACTTCTGATTAATCATTGAGTTAACCGCTTGGTAAATCATATCCACTGTTATTTCATCAAGGTATCTTGTCCCAAAGAATGCCTGCCAGAACATAATTCTTTTTTTGTCATCACATAACGTTTTTTTACCCGATTTCTCTTTCAGCCAGCGTATGCATGCCTTTTCAAAAGTTACACGTGGTATGTATCCAAGCCTTGATGAGCACCATGATTCGTACTTAACTTTGTCATACAACTCTGAAGCAAGTTTTTTATCGGTTGTCCCCATAGATTTGCGGACTCTCTTACCTTCGTAATTTTTATAGTCAACGTACCAAATGTTGCCTCTTTGATAAAATGCCATATCCGCCTCGCGATGGTGTGCTGATCTCCTTCTGTAAGTTTGGTAAAAATTTCTCTATATACATGCAAAATGTGTTGGTTCGGTTGGTTCAGTTGCCTCAAAACGTAAAGTCCATTGTTTTATTTGGATATTTATCAAAAAAGTGAACCAACACCACCAGATTTTGAACCAACATTTAGCTGAGTGAACCAACATGCATCCAGTTTATGAGGTGAAACCGATGAAAATTTATCTTATGGACCTGAAACAAGTATGTGAAGCAACCGGGTTTGGGAAGACAGCTATCTACAAATGGATGGGCAAAGGTACTTTCCCTTATCCAGTGAAGATTGGGCGCAGTGTCCGCTGGCCATCTAATGAAATTGAGGCATGGATAAATGGGCATATATCTCATCGAGATAGAGGTACCGACTAAGTCGGTTTTACATACGGGACAGCCCTTCATGTACTCTAGATATGGCTCTAAAGGTGATATTTTCCCACCTCTAGCCAACAACAGGATAACCGTTGGTTACCCTGTTCTCCTGGAAGGTTCCCTCTTACATCCGGGATTTTCCCGCATGTACGGGCCAGGCAAATTTAATACGGCCGATCGTCCCTATAGTATGCAGCGCCAACCACGACGCACGTTTACCAATCAGCGCAATCCAAATCCGTATCAAACAGTATAAATTTAACACGCATCTTTTTTGGATGCTCCTGTAAGTATTTCAACTCCAGACTATCGCCAGCGCGGTTCCTTCTGCGTCAGTAGTTATCAAATTTCCAAAGCATTCCAAAATTTATGACCACCAGCGCCTCACACCCAAGGTTAGGATGGATGGAGAAAATAGTCAGTTATGCGAAACCTAATCCGTATAACATCGTTATACAGTTGTATACTGTATAGACCGTAAACACTGATATGGCGGCCCCTCATGAGCAAATCCAATCTTGTAGCATTCCGCGTTCCGGCTGAATTGCATGACGCATTTAATCAGGCTGTAGCGGCGGCGGGCGGTGACAAAACAGCATGGCTTCTCGATGCCCTTCGCAGCAAACTGAACCAGCCAGAGAGCAACCCACAGCAGCGCATGCTTGAGCTGGTGGAGCGAATGGAAATGGCGGCGGCTGCGCTGGCGGGTGGCAAACAGGGGATCCCGCCGACCCTGTACAATGAAGCGGCTGTTATCGGGATTGTTGCTGATACTATCCGGGAAGGGTTCGACAATGGCCGCATTATCGCTGAGAGGCTCAATGCGGCCGGTTATCAGACAAAAGCGGGCAAAGCGTGGGATAAGGACATTTACAGCGCCTGGAAGCGTCAGGGGCGCAATGCTGAGAAGATAGTCGCGGCGCTATGCTCGTAGCATTCATAATTATTTAATGTGCCCTACTATTCGATACCGAATAGAGCTCTTGGAAATCCTGTGTTATCAGGAAGTCCCATCGCAGTTAAGTTACAACCGGGAAGATATGGCTTGTTGTCTACTAATTCAGCGACATGCCTAATCCAGTTTGAGCCCGGGCCAATCTTTTTCACCAAAAACCATAGCACTGCTATCATGCCGTACATTCTTTCATAGGCATCATCATTCATATTCAGGCGTTCAAAATATGGATGATTTGGCAGGGGCATCAACTTCGGCTCATTAACCTTGTTCCAGATACGTGAGTGGTGAGCGCAACGATTTCTCATTACATTCATGGCGCTGAGCCAGTTCTGGAAAATAGCCCCATTACCCGCAGCAATACCCAGCCTAGATAGAATCCCGTTACGATGCCCGTCTTTTAACATCGCATAATACTTCGACATCAGACCGAAATCCCACACCTCGATAACAACCCAGAATGGGAGTCCCTCATACTTACCCTCATGCCACTTTATAAAGTCCTCTCGACTTTTGGATATTTCATTTGTGTGCTTGCTAAGCCACTCCTCCCTCGCGCTACACCGCCCACGAGGACGACCTCTTAGATGCTTAGGATTTATTAAAGAGTCATCAAGATATGCGAGAGGTGAAATTTTACCAATTTCATGCGCAATAACAGAACGGACATAAACCTCTATTCGTTCCAAGGCATTCATCATCAATAAACGCATTTTTTTATCGAATAAGTATAGGTCGTATACTGCCCGAAAGTTCGTACCTGGGCGTACTTGATCTAAACGCGTCCTGATGTTCTCGGGAGTTATGTGAGGGATTCGGCACGGATACCAAAATCCGGAGAGTCTGTAGTAACCTACTTGAGAGATTTTCTTTATTGCATGATCCCGGTCTGGCACATCCATGCCACGCGAAAGTAACAGATCGATAAGTTCGTCATATTCTTTATGAACTTTAACCGGATCAGCCATGCAACAGTATCCCTACCTCCAGATATAAGAAGGCCCGGCCATAACAATCGCTCATCTTGGATGAGATCAAGCCAGGGGGCCGGGCTCAGTTGCTGGTAAATCTACCTGAAGATATCAGTATGTCAATGTGACATGTCACGAAATGCTAACCCCTCTACCGCCTACATAACAGTAAAAATGCAGTAAAAACACTATATGTTGATTTTATTCAGCTAATTAACTACTACAGAAGGTAGTCAATAACTTTTGCCTATTAATCCAATTTTATAAAGGAGGTTATCTATCATACTTCGTTTTCTTCCACTGGTAGGCTAGTGCTACCATCCTGCGGCGGTGGCGCTCTTTGGTCTGTAGTGACTGTGCCGGCCCATTGTGAATGGTGTAGTGGGTATGGTTATCAAGTACTTCACCGTTCAGCCTGGGTATTGTTAGCTCTGTTATCTCACGGCCTAGCAAAGGCATTTACCCGTCTCATTCTGAGATCAAGAAAAAAAATCTGGAAGATTGATTTTTACGTGCTTCAAACGGCAGTGTTGTTTACCGTCATACCTTACAGAAAAAAATTCTCAGACCAGATTTAGCGCGGTTCCACAGATATCAAGCACGAATTTATGTATAAGGCTGGTGGCTTTAACTGACGGTTTTTTTTGACGTTATGTTGATCTAATTTTGACGCATTTTTGAGGAACATAACATCAAAATTTGACGAATTTTGTGTAAGGCATGACACCTAATTTTGACTTTTCCCGAGGCAAGCATATCAGCTGGTGGATGTTATTTCTAAGACTTGCTACAACAGTTTCATTTTACTGAAGAAACCCATTACCTCTTCATAGCGATAAAGTGCGCCGCCTTTGGGAGTACCAATCTCAGTAACAGGTGAAGGGAAAGGAGTCGGAAACGCTGGCCATCTGCGCAATCCAGCAACTAGTGATTCTGGTACGGCAGATATTCTTGTCATTAGCAGTTTGCTCTCTGTTGTTGGCTGAAACACCAGATAGACAATTACCTTACCGTGATCTTACCGTATTCATGGGGTAGCCTTTTTGGATGCCCGTTCAAATGACCTAATTGACGCCTCCGCTTTGCGCATCACCCGGGCAAACCCTTTAGCGTCCCTCGGTTCTTTCAACCGCCAGTAAGCTGATTCAGTCTTTAGCAGCCGAGAGCGCTTTTTCTCGAAGGTTTCCCATCGCATGCCGGCAGGCTTCGGAAACTTTAGCGGGCTATTTAACAGGCTGCCCGCGGGCGGGTACTCACCCCCCCAAATATTATGTCTCTGCTTCCACACGCTGCGCCGTAAGCGAGCGATCTCATCTTCACTCTGGCTGGCATAGTGAAGGCTCCAGCACCTGCGACACCCTACATCCTTCCGGCCAATGAATAATTTCGCAGCCCGGCCACCACAATGCGGGCAAATGTACCATCGCCGGTAGCCAAAACCTGCTCGGGTGATCGTGATGCCAATAACCCGCATTACCCCGTTGATTGTCGCGCTGTAGCCACCAGAGACCATCGAGAAGTACACCCTTCCGCTCTCGGTGTCACAAAAAATCTGTGTTTTCGGGCTTGAATCCACCAGCTTTCTTTGCATATCTGCCAGAAACTGGAGGTTAATCCGTGGTAGCGCAGAGGTGTAAACCCGCGTCTGCTCTCTCATTGGCTCAGATCTCCGCTAAAAAAATCAGCAAATGAATACGAAATTATATGAGTTCTGCACAATTGGTTACTGAGAATACGGCCTAATAATCGTTGCTATAACCTTAACAATTGTTAACCACTTATGGGGTAAGCGGTTTTTCCGCATGTATCGGTTCCGTTTTTTCCGCTATCAGCGTTTTGATAACTCCCGCTGAAAAGCAGCCGCCATCTGCGGCTTCGCATCAGCAACACCATGCTGCAAAAACTCTTTCCTTGCTCTTGGCAGGGTGAACTTCTGCGGGATGTTCGGATCTGCTACATAGATTGCGTAATTTGCTGAATATCCGATGCGGCCAGTGATACGCGTCCCTTTAGTGATAACCTCTTTAAACTGCGAGTTAATCAGGGTGCTGGTATCAACTGGCGTATAGATTGCGGCTACGAGCCCGGCCTCATGCAAAGCTGCTGTCATTGCGCGAGGTAAGCGCCGCCCGGTAATGTCCCTCACCAGCGCATTCATGTTGCGCCGGATGTTGTTCATGCCCCTGCCTTTAATACCCATTTTTCACCTCTTATCTCTACCAGGTACGCGCAGCAAAAAGCTCCATTCTGCTGCGTACCTTTCTGCGTACTGCGTACCACCAGCGCGAACCTTACTGCGTATTGTCACCCTGGCTGGTGGCCTGCCGCTGTCTCTCCAGCCAGCGACGGAATCCCTCTCGCTGCCGGGCCTTACCCTCTGGCGTCTTTGCGCCGGTGCTCATGCCGCCGTGTAACTTGCAGCGCCCAGAAGCGTAGAGCGCCGTCATTTTGCACGGTGTCCCTTTCCTCGTCGTCGCTCCGCACGTCATATCCCTGCAGGCGTCCGGTAAAGGTGTTCCGCCGCCGATATCATCAGCCCACGCACGGTATAGTTTTCGCTTTTCGTCGTTAGTCACGGGATCGCCTTTCGATGTCAACTTTTGTCACCTTCTCATGGGGTAGGTTGTTTACTGGCTGCGTTTACACGAAAAAAAGTTCTTATTTCCGACGTGTGAAAATGTTCTTAAACTGGCAGTCCTGTAAAGCATAAGGAAGAGGGTTTACCCCTCCCCTTAGACCACACTAAAAGGCTCCCCTTGCCCGCCGTCTAAGCCCGTGAGCATCTGCGAATGCTGTAGACATTGGGCCTGCGGTATCTACGTCATTTAGCCATCCAGTAACTGTCACAACGTCACCTTGCTGGAAAGCTTCAGTGCCAGTGATGTTGTGCTGATTGCCGGTGGTCTGGTCGATAAGGGTTATGTTGACCTGTATCGGTCGTTCAGTGCGGCTTTCCGCCTGGCTGGATGATGCTGAGGATGCCGGGAGATATTCTTTACCGGTTGACGCTCTCTTAATGCTGGGCGTTGCGCCAGTAACGTCTTTATTGCTGAATACTCGACCATCATCACCAGGGATCATGAACAGCCCTTTACTGGTCTGCATGAGTTCCGGTAGGTTTCCTTCGCCTACGGGGTATACTCCACCAGCAGTTACAGGGCCGCCATTTTTTCGGCCACCGAGCACACTCGTTACCAACCCAGCAGCTTGCGCCCCCTGATACGCGGTTAAGCCTGTCGCCGAGGCTGTTCCCCCAGTAGCAATTGAGGCGGCAATTGCTGCCGGCGCCCAAGCTGCAAGTGCCGTAGCCCCTCCTGCAATGGCAGACGCAGCATTTGCCGCTTGAGCCGCCGCGCCCAATGTCTGAGACAGGATGAAGTTCTTCAGCATCTCCACACCCACCTGGGCAATGCTGTTGATCACGCTGTTCAGGATGGTGTTGCCCAGTGACCGCATCGCCTCCTGTGCTGACATTGTACCGGTTAGCAGACCGGTGATCGCATTGGAGGCATTCCCGCTAAACGCATCCACCGCACTCGTCAGCATGTTATAGCCGAGGCTCTGCTGGCTTAATAGCTGCCACTGCGCTGCTGTCATCTGCTCGTTGAACTGGTTCTCCTGAGCTGTTCTCAGGGCCAGATACTGAGCATCCGTAGCTGATTTGGCAGCGATGAACTGATCGTAATTGATTTTTCCCTGCTGATAGCTCTGCTGGAGTATTGCCTGTTCCTGCTGCTGGTACTGCTGCATGAGGGCCAGCTTCTGGTTGTTTTCATTGACCAGTTGCTGTACCGGGTCAACTTCAGCGCGGGCGGCTGCTATCGGGTTTGCTGTTTGCTCCTGAGCACGGATTTTTGCCAGATTGACTTGATGCTGCTGCTCCATTAACTCAGATTGCTGGTTATAGGTTTTCTGGTCAATCATCTGGCCGTCTAGTTGACGTTTTAGCTGGTCTCGACCATCTGAATAAGTTTTATTTTCCTTACGCACAGGGTCATTGCTGATCGCATCATTAAGGTCTTTCTGGCGCTGCTGAGCGTCAAATAACTGCCCGGCCAACTCACGTACTCTTTCCTTCTGCGCATCGGTAGCCTTCGCTCCGAGAGCGGCCACGGCATTAAACTGCGCGGCCTCTCTGGTGCTCTCGTCATAGCGCATTGTCAAAACGGCAATCTGCCGCTGCAGGCTGTCGATTGAATCGTCTCCGCGAGCAAAGGCATTCTTCGCAGGCTTATCCTGCTTTTTCTTGGCGTCGGCAATTTGCTTGTCCAGAACAGCAGCGGCATCGGCATATTTCTTATCGTCAATTAGCCCTTTAGCCCTATCTTTGCTTAATTGCTCGCGCTGCTGGGTAAGCTTATCAACTACTGTTTGGCCAGATTTAATGATCGAATTGGCGTTGTTCTCTGCAGTTTTCTTTTCGAGATTGGTGATATAAGCTGGCTTAGATCCATCTACAGAACCTGATGCCACCTTCCCAATATCAGAATAAAGAGATTTAGCTTGTTCGAGGGCAGCAATTTGACCTTTGATAGCATCTATTTGTGTTTTAGTACCTGCGTCAGTGTAGATAGAAGCTTTGGAAACTGTATTGTAAGTTGCTTCAGTTACAGCTAATTTTTTATTCAGAGAATCCAACTGCGCATCTATCGCAACAATAGGATCTACATTTCCGGTGGCTATGGAGATAGAAAGGGCAGTTTGGTCGAGAAGTTTTGCCAAATAGCGCGACCCACCGATAGCATCATCAATTTTGGATATAGCTACCCCGAACTGAGTAATCAAAGCATTTGTTGCCTGCGATACAGTGCGCGGCATAGTCTCAAACTGCTGGTTGATTTCATCGGACCGCTTTTCGATTGCCGCTAGCACTTCACCAATATCTAACTTGCCGGCCAGCATCAACTGGCGGAGCTCATTAAATGGAATTCCCATGCCATCGGCAATCTGCCTCGCTAGCTCAGGCATCTGCTCCAGCACTGAGTTAAACTCTTCAGCCTGAATTCTGCCGGATGCTACCGACTGCATAAATTGCCTTAGCGCATTAGCCATTTCCTGAGCTGATGAGCCGCCAATAGTGCCAATCTTCTGCAGCGTCATGACAAGTCGGTTAACATCGCTGTTAGTAGCACCTACGGTTTTCAGTGTGGCGGTGAGCTGCTGCCAGAGGTTGACGGTATCACCTAGGCTTGCCCCAGTTGCGGAGGCAATATTTACAAGCTGCTGAAAACTCCGCGCACCTTCCTCTGAACTTGAAGATAAACGTGTTACTCGCGCCTGAAGTAATGTGAATTCCTCAGACAACTGCTGGAGCTTCATCAACGCCTGAATTGATATGTACCCCTTAACGGCCACAGCAAGGCGTGAGAACCCCCCTCCCAACTTATCGAGACTTTTATCAAGTTTTTCTGCGGAGTTGCCAGCCCTTTTGACTGATGTCTCAATCTGTTTTAGGGCCGCGTCAGCAGCGCGCTGCCCTGAAAGCAATTTTGCTACATCCGCCTCAATCTCTATCGTGTAATCGCCAAAGCCTGTTGTCATGCTCACCTCAATGGATGGTTATTACCTTATTTTTTCTCAGGGATATGGTGTTCATGACTGTAATTACATGGCGACCATGCTCAGTAAGCCGATACTCCGGGCTATCAAAAGAAATAAACTCCATCAACATTCGATAGGCCTTACGCTCGAAGGCCGAGTCAAACTTATCTTTGGACGCACTCACAGCGTTATCAACAAGTCCGGCTGAAAGTAGAGGGGCTTCGACACACCCGCTAACGCCATCCACGGTAAGAACGTTGCTACCCGTTTCCCGGCGCAGATCGCGGATATAGGTTTCGGCAATCACCTCAGCCAATCTCTGTAGTTGCTCCATCACCCACCCCGCTTAACGGATTCAAGACCCTTAGCAACCAATGCGCGGGCAATAGCGTTTACCGTTGGTGCTACACCAATCGGAGAACGCTTGCGCTCCTCTTCCTGAATTTCACGAATGGACTGAAGATGCTCCCGGCAAAGTGCTACCGTGATTTGCGATCGGTTCATCTGCTTACCCCTGATATTTATACAGTCAATTTATATTGTAGTTTATGCAACATAAATGGCAAGCATTGCAATTTATGAAATGAAAAAGGTACAAAAAACCCGCCGGAGCGGGTTTGCCTTGAGGTTACTTGCAGGGGTTAATCGTATTTGCACTATTCGTGCTTGTTGGAAGATCATCTACTGTCTTCCCTTCAACTACGTACACAACACCGGAAGAGAAAAAACCCTTTGATTTCATCGTTAGCGCAATGACAAAAGGCGAGTACCCTGAATATGCCCCAAAGCTGTTCTTTGAGTTCACCTCACCACAGACAAGCATTGCGATAGAGCCATCATCCTTTTCACCAACTTTTTTTGACACAACATCTCTAAATTGGGTAGATGATGGATCTTTCATGTCGTGCGATATCTCGCTTTTAGCCAACTCTATGGCTTTCTCTTCTGTAGGCTTACATGCCGTGAGAAATAAAAGTGATGAAATTAATACCATAATAATTTTCATTGATGCCACCCTTGCTTGACGATGTCGATTTATAAATCTTTGCCACAAAATCGGCACAATATTGCTTCTTTTTTTATTGTTTCGGCGCAATACGGACATTTTTTAGTATCGTCTACTGAACCGCCACCAGCAGAATCCGCGCCAAACACCTGTGGTTCAAGCTTAACCACTCCGGGGTTTGTGAAAGACCAGACAAGCGCGGCTATCCAACCCAAGAAGCTCCAGCCCAGGACAATATTTAACACCCATATTGCCGTAGCGTTTTTATGCTCCCTTGAACTGGCTATAACGCCGGGAAGAACATAAATTATAATAGCGAATATCAACACAATGATGTGCCATACTGACATCAACTTATCCCCAAAAGTAAATGAAGTATTATCGTAACATCGAAGAGGACTAATCCAATACAGCCACTTTCATCGACTTGTTTTTAACCTGAACGCCTCGGCGTTTGACTGAGTAATCCCCATGCGGTGCCTAGTCTCCTTAGCGGTTTGTGAAGGCCTCCGAAATCTTCTGCAGAGGCTGGTGGGCGCTTAACTATCTTCCGCCACAGCCCGTCTCAACGACCATTTTCGAGCGCTATCAGTCCTTATAGGCAGAACTCATCAAGATTGCCTATCTATAGGCATAACACACCATTCCTGCCATACATAGCCAGAACACACCGTTTCTGCCTATAAATAAAATATGGGCATTTTCATGGGGCGGTATGATTCTACATGTAATGCTCAAACTGCTACGCAGCAACGGTGACCAGCATGAACAGAACGACGAGGACAACGCCCATCACCCTGCACCTTGTAAAGAATGCCACTCCTGCAGAGAGACCAATTAACGCCAGGGTGACTGGCCAGATAGCAATTGCTGACAAGTAGGCCGCTATCAGGTAATCCTTTGTCAAACCTTATATCTCTTTTTCTTTCAGGGCTTTTGTAACTACCGAACACATAACAGGCTAATTAGCAAAACATAATCAGAGCCCTGTGATAACAGGGCTCGCATTTTTCTGGTTATTCAAAGAGAGCTTTTTTTCGCTGCTTCAACCTCAGCTTCACAAACATCATAGTTATTGAAATTATACTGAAGGAAGATATATCCTTTATCAGAACTGTTTGCTCTAGCTTCGATCGATACGGAAGTTAATTTACTTTTTAGTGGAGCCTCTGCAGTTCCTTTCCACTCAGCTGACAAATATCTTTCATGCTTATACAATCCCATCATCCAGTCTCTGGGGTCTTTCCATATTGAACCAGCCAGAAGGAAATCATTTTCCTTGGCCTTTCCATAGATAGAAGATAGTGACTCCATGAGCTCTTTAAATCTTGACTTGATAGTAAAGCCATAACTATCTGTATCAATATCTTTCCCAAGAGCTCTTATTTGGCATAGCCCTACTGTTGGAGATATCAACAGCCCATACGCCTCAAAGCCAGCATTCATTTTGGGTAAAGAGTTAGCCGTATAAAGATTGACATTATTCGCCATTGGCTCAAGCTCTTCACCAATCATGTCTTCAATATTTTTCCTAGACAAACCGGCCTCTAAACCGAATGGTCCTTCACCTGGTGGAAGTAACGGCGTTCTGGTGGAATGGGGTTCTGCTTTGTCTGCTTGTTTTTCTGTGATTGCTTCGTTTGCTTGCTCATTAGGTACTTTCACTTCAGCTAACCCATACGTTGCCGAAAGGTATCTCTGTTGAAGCATCGCCCTTGTTTGCTCCTGCGTCGCAATAGCAGATAGTTTCAGTGCCTGTAGCAGACCACCACTGTACTGACTTGCATCTTTCTTAGCATCGGCAATCTGTGTATCAAGAGTTTCAATTTCAGTTTTTAATGCCGCCGCTGCTTCAGGATTTGGTTTAACACCGCTAACAGATATCTCAATCTTAGCCCCCGACTCAATCGCGTTAATACGCTGCTCCAAAAGGGCTTTATTAGTCCCTAAGACTTCAAGCCTGGCTGTTATAAGATTTCTAATTAACCCCCCAGTATACTGCCCCTGCTGTGATTTAGCCTCGACAATTTCTTGTTCAGCCTTAGCTAGTTCGCTACGGAGACTTGCAACTTCCTGCTTCTGCTCAGGGGTTAAATCCTTTGGCCCACACCCAGCCAAGAGGCTAGTGGCAATAACGCATGCTAAAAGTGTCTTTTTCATATCCCTAATCTCATTATGTCACCTCGGATTTATCCTAACATCAATCGAAGCAGCAAAAAATCACCGCCAATTCCTGTAGTAGGTAGAAACGAATGGATCACCGTGTCGATGTAGCACGGAGTTAACACGTACCCCTGATAAATACACAGGTATCGCCACTCCTGATTCCGATCTAATATTGAGCTATATCATCTGCATACCCCGTACGCATAGCTCTGACTGTTCTTCTGCGCCAGCTCAAAATCGTGGTTCTCTGCATTGCTATGTGGTACTCGCTATGAGAGTTATGGTGCTGGAATCCTGCTTTAAATTAATCGATTCAAGGAGGATCTATGAGGATAGGCATTGCCTTCCCGGTGATCGTGTTTATCGTTGCCGTCGTGTTTCTGGCGTGGTTCATTCTGAGTGGTTATGCCAATCCAGGATCTTGATCTTAGTGAGGAGTTTCATCTGACTGATGGGGCTGGTATGCATAGTGATTTGGCTGGCTAGGTGCGTTTATGTGTCTTACAAAAGATGAGAAAATTTGGTCATTTTGAGATTGAGCCAAGTTGACGCTACTTTGCTATTGAACCAGAATGAATTGCGGTTAATGGATGTTAATAGAAATTGGTGAAGCATGGCGCAGGCGTTTATAAATACAAAAATGCTGACATGGGCTAGAGAAAGAGCCAATCTTTCAACTAGTTATATAGCATTAAAAATGAAAAAAGATCCTGAGCTCATCGAGAGATGGGAGAATGGAACACGCCCCATCACTTTTAACGAAGCACAAAAATTTGCCGATTTGACTCACACCCCTTTTGGATGTCTTTATCTGGATGAGCCAACCGTTGAAACACTGCCAATACCAGACCGTCGGACGGTAGGCAGCAGAGACATTGATGTCTCTGCTGAGTTAAGGGATACCCTTAGCGATGTAATGATTAAAATTGACTGGTACAAGGAATACTCTATTGAGAGTGGGCTGGATACTGTCGAACTAGTAGGAAAGTACAATAAAAACACAGCATATACCACGCTTGTTAACGAACTGAGACATAAGCTTAGGGTCACGATCCCACCTCGTTCAGGAAAATGGGAGGACTTTTTTTCAACTTTAATAAAAGAAGTTGAAAGGAATGGCATCTTAGTTATGAAAAATGGTGTTGTAAAAAACAACACTCATAGGCCTATTAGTGTTGATGATTTTCGCGGGTTCTGCATAGCAGATAAACGAGCTCCGGTGATATTCATTAACAATAATGATGCAAAATCCGCCCAACTATTCACCCTAATTCACGAATTATCTCATTTGATGATCGGTGAATCTGCTATCAGTGATCTGGCATATCAAGCTAAGTCTAGTGAAGAAGTTCTTTGTAATGCTGTAGCAGCAGAGTATTTAGTTCCTGAGTCTATTTTCAAAGAGCAATGGGTTCGTACAGAAGACTGGGAGGAGAACATTCCTCATTTAATAAATATTTTCAAAGTTAGTCGCTGGGTAGTTGCAAGGAGAGCTTTGTCTCTTGGCTATATCAGAGATGATGAATATTTGTCTTATGTAAGAAGGATTAACGATAAGACTCCCGGTGGTGGGGGTAGCTATCCGAGAACACAAAAAGGTAGGGTCAGTGAAACATTCGCAAAAGCTGTTGTCACACAAGCTCTTGAAGGTAAATTACTTCTTCGTGAAGCCCAAAGGCTAACTGGCATCAGACCCAGTAAATTAAATGAATTTGCGCAGAAGGAACTAGGGCTTTGACATACATCATCGACTCAAACATATTTATCGAAGCGCAGAACACTTACTACTGCTTTGATATCTGTCCTGGTTTTTGGGATTTCCTTTCTGAACGATTTCATTCCGGTGAACTCATTAGCATACGCAATGTATACGATGAGATTGCTAATAAAGATGATGTCATATTCGATTGGCTTAGAGATCGCAAGCATTATTTCGATAGTGTTGATGATGAGAATACACAGAAAAATTTTGCTGCCATAGCAAACTACGTTCAGAAAGAGTATTCTTCAAGAAAGCCTAACAACCCTAATATTGCATCATTCTTAAGCGTAGCGGATCCTTGGCTCATTGCAAAAGCAAAAACTCTTTCTGCTACACTCGTTACCCATGAAGTGAGAGCTGGGAACGGGAGTTTCAAACCGAAAATCCCCGATATATGTGATAAGTTTGGTGTAGCAACAATCAGGACAAACGAGCTACTGAGAAACCTACAAATCAAGTTTATTAAAGAGATAAAAAAATAAACATTGCAAAATTCAAACCCGCGAATATTCGCGGGCTTATCAAATATCTATTATTGGTAATAGTCTTTACCAATAAGGTTCATCAGTATAGCATCCATCTCATCCCGCCCTTCGTGTCGGTCACTTTTGAGTAGCCATTTCAGCACATCAATAGCCTCCTGCTGGTGGATAGGACTGATCGTAGCAAGTTGGGTATCAAGCCAGTCCTCTCGATCATAGACCTCCTGACTCAGCCCTTCAGAATACTGGTGACCTAACTCTCGCCCAGCAGCATCGCGTATCCAATAAAGCCACGTCCAGTAATCAAATTCGCGGACAACATCGGATAGTGTGTGAGGTGAAGGCAGTACATCCGTGAAACCATGATGTGCATCTTTCCGAGCATCATCCAGTTCCAGATATCGCTCGATACCTGAAATACTTCCATCGGCGACTTCTTCCCTCGTCAGCCCAAAATCCTCATCTACCAGAAATGCAGATCGTGAGATGAGCAACTCTGCTTCTACTGGTTCCATAGCAGCTTCATAACTACCAAACACAGCACGAACTTCGCTGGCCTTCCTGATATTCTCCCTGGCAAGCTTGAGGTAGTGCTGAGGATCATCCATGAAAAAGGTACCGAAAGCGGTTTGCAATATGTCAGCACCATTAGCGACCATCCAGTCACGATACCGTTTCTCTAGGTCTTTTGGGCTAGTGGTAAGCTTCTCAAGTGCTGCCTCTGCAGCATCCAGATGTGCTGGCTCATTCAGCTTAATCACTTCCAGCACCCACAAATAAGCATCGGTCTGCTTATGACCAGTGATGACCTTTTGGGGCGGCAGTGCCTTTGTTAACGCAGGTACGTTCGAAAAGCGCGCCTCAGGGATAGTGAAAAGAACCTTGTGAGCCGGATTATCAGCGAACAATCCACTGCGCTGGCAGAAGCTACTCACAGTGCTGGGCTTAAGTCCCATTTTATTCGCGATGGTGCGATACCCTACACCACTACGTTTGAGGCGAGCGATTTCCGCCTTCTGTTCTGTAGTCAGTCGCATGTTACTGATCCATACCCATGTCAAAAATCATCGTCATACGGAGGTGTCTGGTCGTATCCTTCATACCCGTTCGCGGGCGGTTGCTGCTCCTGGGCCCGGCGCAGGGCATCAGTAGCCTGTCCTTGTTGACCTACTTTACCGCCTGGGCGGACCGTTCTGGCGCTGAGTACACTGTCCGCAATAACCTGATAACCTTGCTGCATACCACCATCCTGACCAGTCCACTGATTGAGCTGCATATTGCCCGCCACGCTGACAAGGTCGCCTTTATGGTGTTTGGCCAGCGCGTCAGCCTGCTTACCAAAGGCAATCACGCCCAACCAGAAAGTAGCCTCTCCGTTATCTGCCGCATTACAGGGCAGAGCTACCGCCAGGCGGGCCATTGTCATGTTCGTACCTTTTCCCGTTGTTCTGGTCTGCGGGTCGGCCACCAGCCGGCCATACGCTGAAATTTGAGCTGTCATCGCAGTGATCCTCTCTTCTGATACCCTGTACCTGATTCAGTGTTGGTTCAAACTGGTAGTTTGTTGCCTCAATGTTGGTTCATTTTTTAAACATGAAACCTTATTAAACAGATATATATAACTACTGAGGCAACTGAACCAACTGAACCAACACTTAATCTACACACATGAAAGAGTGCTTTTACTCTGGCTGGCCATCGTCCGGCAGATACTGCAGGACATAAACCCGAATCTGTCGCCCATCAATGCGTGGTGACTTTCTCTGAAACCCCCGGCCTGAAGTCGGCGGTGTCAGCATGCCAGCTTTCTTCAATACCTCCGCAAACTGACGAGTGTTAAAGCCGCGGGCGATCTCCCCTTCGAAGGCTGCCGGGAAGGTGTAGAACACCATCGGGTCAGTCTCATGACCGCCCTTCTGCCGGTATCCCGCCATGTTGGAGATGGGGAGACTGGTCGGGTCATACGGGAACGGTGCAAAGCGGCTCATGCCGTAAGCGTTCAGGAATGCCTCTGTCTGCTCAATAATTTGCTGATGCTCTTTGTTGCCGGTACCGAATTCACGCAACCAGGCGTTATAGCTGTACTGAATAGCATCCCGACACGTCTGCTCATCCCAGCCGGTGATCACATTACCTAACAATAGTGCGGCTTCCAGAATGGCAAACCGGGCGCCAACACGATGGACCTGCTCCCCGTAATCCGACGGGATCAGACTACGCCAGCGCTCTTCCGCTGCTCTGACGGCGTTCACCGCCTCTTGCTGGTGGTCAGCCAGCCATTTCACCCACTCACGCCCAGCCACTCCATGGTGATGCTGGTATGCATCTTTGAGGGCATCGGCATGGTGTTTGCCGTTGGCATGCTCATGGAAACGAACAGCCCGGCGCATCGGGATATTCAGCAGGCGAACCAGCTGGCCTGCTTTAGCCTTGCGACCGGCGCTCGCAATGAAGGTTTCCAGATCCATCTCACCGGTACTGATGGCCACAGTACGCCAGCGCTTCAGATCACGGTTCCCCCCCTCCTTCGCGCCCTGCAGCTTACCCGTACCATTAAATAGCGCGTAGGCAGATTTGTAGACTTCCACCGGATCAGCGCCCTGCCCGATTTCGTCTAGCGGCATCAGCGCGTCGTTGTGTGCGGCAGCTTCATTCGCCAGCCCCAGCGCGGTACCGTACCAGGTAAGGCGCAATACATCAGGATTGCCGTAGAGACTGGATGCCACATTGGCAGTGGTGGTCTTACCGGCGCTCGACTGCTCATAGAGATGGATACCAAAACCATCAGCGCCGGCAAGGCCAATCAAAGGAGCTGACAGCGCTGCAGCCACGCCAGTCATCATCGAGTAGTTGCCAAAGGCCAGACGTCCAACGCTCTCTCGCCAGCTCTCAACAGTACCGCTGGTGGTATAACCGGATGCGGCAGAACTTCGTCCATTAAACAGCACCTGTTGATCTGGAGTACCAATGATCTCGCCATCCGGCATGATGTAGGCGCCACACTGCCAGCCCGTAGCATGCGCAATGCGCCATACCTCACCATTGGCACAGCTCTGCAGCCAGTCGGCCAGCGTTGCACGTAAACCACTTTTGGTTGTGACGTTCAACCCACCAGCCTTAAGCGTTCGCCAGCCTTCGCGTTCACCAATATCAGCAAATGGTATTGCCTGGACAGTATCCCCCTTCGAACCGAATGGGCGCCAGCGCAGGATCAGATACCGGGTTTTACTGTCATCTATGCCAGTGCCTATGACCTCCAGAGCAGAACACAGCCAGCTTTCACGGGTAGTTATTTCCCCGGTATCTTTGTCTGATTTGGGTTCAACCCAAAAAATACCGTCAGCTCGGCTTTCAACATGTGGCTTCAGGTTGTCACTATTCGCAGATTTATTGGCTTTCAGAATTGATGTCGTTGTGTGCTCGCCCTGTTCTCTGAGCCTGGCCAGATATTGCCTCCAGTTTTCCGGTTTTTGGTCAGGAATTCCCTTATATAATTTCGCTTCCAGTACACCTGCCTGAGCAAGTTTTTCCCCAATGGCATTAATCATTATTGGCTCAATGCTTCCAGCCAGATAAACACGAGCACTGCGACGCCCTTTATCAATAATTTGCAGGTTCTCCAGTTCCGCCAGCTGCTTCGGTCCAAGATAAATGGGAGGTGTTCTGTCCTCAGCGACTTGTTTACCCATGCCCTCTTCCCATCCTTTTGCATGTGCATACGCATCGGTTCCAGCAAAAATAACTGCTTCAGTAAATTTTTCTTTTGGCAAATGTTTCAGGTTAGGTGCCAGTTTCATTGACGCTTCTCCCGATGTGCACGCAAGACGTAATCAGCAAGTTCTTCATCCGCCGTTTTAATCGTTTCTGGTACATCCTGGAGTAACGAGATCAGAGCACAAATTAACTGCATATCCCGTTCAGATGCTTTCGTGCCCTCTAACCATATTGAGAGCAGTGCCTGTGCTTGTTCAACACGACATTGGGCATCAATAAGCTGCATATCGCTCATACCCTGACCTCCGCATCAATTCTGACCATATCGACAATCGCCAGGACTTTATCCAGCCAGCAATGCACAACGACTGCTTGCTCAACGTCGAGGTATGGTGATAAATCGGTCATTACATGAACTAACCCATTACGAGCGCGGGCCATACGTTCTGCGGTACGCTCTGCCAGAGTAAAATCTTCCGGATAAGGCTGCACACGGGATAGCGTCGCCTCGGCCTCAAGTTCGGCAGGATGGCGGTATATAGCGTTTATATTCATTTGCCCGCCCTCATTTTTGATTCTTTGACGCAGTCAGAACGACACACACCCGCATTCGCTACGGTATCGTTAAGCGCCAGCACCACCTCACCAACCGTACCCAGCATTGCGCCTATTTTGCGCATGTCTCCCTTTGCGGTCTCCTCGGTGTAGTTGTTATTGTCCGTGGCCCAGAACATCAGACTTCCAATGGCACTAATGCCGAGCAACAAATCACTCACAGCCTCATCCATGCGGTTCTGAATGCCTTCCAGCTCATCAACGGTGGCGCCTTTGCCGAATTCGTGGCGAACTAAATCGTTATACAGGCTCATGCTGCCACCTCCTGTACGCGTGTAATGCGAACGTGGCTGAGACCTTCACGCTGCGCCTGAAGCACTGCGTGGGCCATTGCTGTTTTAGTGTCGCTGGATGTGAGTTGATAGCCGATGCCAACGGTTAAACCGCGCTTATTAACGGCGTAGCCGGTGATGCGGAAATTGTTACGCATGAGCCACCTCCAGACGGATGCGACCAGCGAAAAAGCAGACATGATCGCGAGCCAGTGAACGGCGGGCGTCACGTTCAGACGGTGCGGCGATATGGTGAATTTGGGCTTTAATTGTCGTCATATCGCGGCGAACAGCGGCGATAATCCAGATAAACTGCGGATTTTGGGTAGGGGTAGTAGCCACAATGGCAGCCTCCTTGTACTGGGGATTAATCCCACCACCGGAAACGCCAATTTCACTGGTGGTGAGCTGAACAGGGTTGGCGTAACCGGCGTACAAGGTAACCGGCGCGGATTTCTCCGCCCCCATCCAACTCACCATAACTCTGCAAGCGGCACGGATTATAACCGCAGCGCTGAAAAAAGGGTGAGCGAATGTGAGGACACAAAAAAAGACGCTAGGCGCGTCATGTGTCGCCTTGTACTTTTCCAGGACGCCAATCCCGGCACCAGATTTTGCTGGTGCGTTATAACCATAGACCGGGATGATGTAGAACATCAAGTCCTTTTTTATGGACTCCGAAAACACATTACTGCAGGTGTGATGTCCATCGCGCGTAATTGTCTCGAAACTCCGCCAGGCATTTTGTACGCCACTATCAGTGGCCCGCAATGTGACAGGTTTTGACAGGTTCACGCGGTGACACACCACCAGCAAAGCTTTAGCTTTTGCATTCATCAGGCCAGCCAAAGAGAGGCTTTTACCCTGGACGGTGAAAATCATTGCTTTACCTCCGAGAACTCCTTCATGAAACGCTCAATGGGCTGCACGCAAGGGAATTGGTAGCCCTTGCGGTAGAACGTCACGCGGTTATGCGCTACAGCGGTCACGTTCACCATCTGGCCGTGAGCGTCGCGGTAGGAGTGATTTGGTAACGGTGTGCTGGTGGGCTTATTCATCGTTAGCCCCCAGACGTTTAGCCAGCCAACGCTGAGAGAGGCGGGTTAATTCCGCTTTACGCTGGCCGTACTCCATGCCCATATCGATCAGCGTGATGTTTGTACCCTCCAGGTAGCTGAGGTGTTCCAGTTGGGCGGCGCTCATGCTATCGCGCGGTTCGCCGTCGATACCGTTCACCTGCGCCCACTGCTTAGCGGTCATGCCACCCAGCACAATACGGGCGATCATGTTGCTTTCATTGCTGTAGTGCCGGGCTTGCGTCTCTTTCCCCTGTTCTGCCCGGGCAGCATCCAGAGCGGCGCACATCGGCTTGAAGAGGTTGGCAGCACCAATGCGGGCTTTGAGGTGCCGGCGATACTTCGCGGCGATTTCCGGCGCACTCAGCTGTAACGCCTCCTCGCACTGGATGAAGTACCTGCGCACAGCTCGCCCCTGCTCGTTACGCTCAACCATTGCCACTTCTTTAGCCATATCCAGCGAGAGAAGATAATCATGCTCAATTTGCTGGCGAAATTTTGCGCTCCCCGAAACGGGTGAGCTCAAATTTTCAACGGTGATGTAATCCACACCAGCGGCAAAACCATACTGACTAATGCGCCCTTTAATCCAGGTGGTGAAGTCTCGCCCCACACCCAGCGCTTTATGCAGTGCTCTGGCGCTAGCAATATTAGTTTCGCGCCCGCCAATTTGACCGGAAATAACGGGAACGATAGCGGCAAAGTCATTACCGTTAATTACACCAGAGTTAACGTCAGGTTGAGGGGCGGCCTCAGAATTAAATCTGCTTTTTTCAATTCTCATTTTGTCAGCTCCTTTATGCGGCGGTGAGGTTGTCCGGGTAGAGATTCAGAATGTCGGTGATATCCTGCTCAGAAAGGCCGTAATAACCACCAGCGGCAGCATTGCTGTTTACCAGTTGAATAACTTTTAGAACGTCACCGCGTCCGGTAAAACGGTACCGGAGGTGTGAGCCGATACCGTCGGGATTCTTTTCGTCCGTGCGCTCAAGGAGGATATCAAGGCGGCGCTCTAACTCGCTGGCATAATTACGGCCAGACGACAGGTGGCAATGGCGCAGGATATCATTCTCTGTCCACCCACTGGTCCCGCAGCGCAGCATGTAGGTGCGAGCACGGTGTTTCTTCGGAGTGCGTCTTGAGGCTTGAATGGTGTTGGCTGGTGGCGTAACATCAGATCCGCGATGATCTATGTTAGCCGCCTGTAAAGGGCGGTTTTCTTTTTGCATCAGGCCACCTTCCCGCGACGTTCAGTTAGCCAGTTGTTAATTTCAACAGCATCGAATGCGGTAACATTTTCTGTGAGCTTAATCGGACGTGGGAGTGTGCCATTTTTAACCCAGCGATCAATGGTAGGCATAGATACGCCAAGAAGCTCTGGTAAACGGAAACGGCGAATGTATCCAGTGGTTGGAATGGTAGATGGTTGTTTATTACTTGCTCTCATTAGTCCCATAACTCCTGTGATAGCTCTTGAAGTTATGGGCATTAAAAATCAAATGAACGCGTCTCTGTTCCAAATTTGAAGTAATTTGTTCTAAATTTTGAAATACTTTTCAAGAGTAGCCGAAGACGGCGGTGCGACATCAATGAATTCACCTTTCGCATGTTTTTTGTCGAAAAAATCAACAATGCGTTTATGCCTGTCATGGACACTAGTTCTCATAACCTTATCTCCTAGCTCTGGTACAGAACGTATCAACACACTAATAAAATCGCCTATTTTATTAGCATTAACCTTATGCTCGATTATTTCTTCTTGATTGAAGCTTTCCTCATAATTATAAACCCCATTAATGCCTGTATTCGTCTCTAGTTTTTTTCCACCAGACTTAAGGAGTTCAATTTCATCCTTAGTTATGAGTAGATCAGTCAATTTTAAATCAACCGATTCATAATCACGAACCTCAAATCCCATCAAAATATAACCTTCAGTTTTTTCAAACACTTTGGAACGAGGAACCTCAAACTCAAAAACACTTATAACAGCGTCTTCAGAAATCAATAATTCAATTTCATTTTCATAAATATCCCTTTGTTTCAAAGCTAAAAAACCCTCAAGCTTGTGATCCACCTTCCTATCTGTTTTTTTGTTAAAAGATTCAACAACTCTTATATAGTCTGATAAATAAACACCTTGAACATAATCGAACGCAGTAGCAACATTACTTTCACATTCAAAATCATATTCACTTAAAATATTTAAACCAGGAGAAGACACCTCTTCCTCTTCACCTGTTTCTTCGTTTAAGATAAAACAGCAAAATCCATTTTCAGGAAACTTCACGCAAAGTTGAAGTAACCCTATCGCAGCATAATGAATTAAATCATCTACCTCACACCCCAATTCGATTCCAGCCTTTTGCAAGGTGTAATATTTTCTTTCCGGCAGAGCCAT